TGCCAGACTTTTCTGCTTTCTTTTTCAGTCCTTCGACTTCTTCGAATACTTGACTTACTTCTTCATACAAATCACCGAATTCTTCTTTGTCCATTGACAAGTATGCTTCTTCCATTTCCATTTCGAATTCGTCATCAGACATGCCAGAGTATTCTCCATCGTCTTCCTCTTCATCGTCAACCATGCCATCTTCAAAATCGCCTTCGAATTCTAGATAGTCTGTTACAGATTCAATGTAATCAACTGCTTTTGTAATTTTAGAGAGAACCCATGCTTCTGGCTCTTCATCCATAGAATCTAAAATTTCTGCTAACTGATCAACGTCTTGCGCTAGATTAGCAACTTCAATCTGCGCCATTTGAAGACCATCAAGTTCTTCCCAATCTTCTTCTTCAGTCATTGAAGCAAGTTTTTTAGCATCTACACCAGAGTAACTCTTAGCAACTTGTGATGCATAATAGAGTTTATCTTTACCAGAACCTTCTTTGCGCTTCATTACATCTGATAAAGTTTTACTTGCGTGTTTATATGAGCCATGATGAATGATAGGACTAATTGCAGTCATGAATCCTTCATCAAATTTTAATTTTGCACCAGTTACTTTTGTCAGTAACTTGAGTGCTTCAGCATTTTTCTTTTCTGCGATGAGTTTCTTCATTTCAGCAATTTGCGCTGCTGTTGCTTTTTGAAAAAACTCAAACATTTCCATAACGCCGATATTGCCTTTGTAGACAAGTTCATTCAGTTCTACATCTTCTTTTTGTAGAGTAGAACGTGTCATTCTGAACAATGCGTCAGAAGATAGAACCATGTCAAGCAATGTCTGTAATAAGTCTTGTGTTGCTTTTCTTTCTGCTGGATTCAGCATGTCTCCAGAATCTAACTTGTCAACTGAACGCTTGATAACAGTTAGAAGTTTTTTATCTGCTAATCCCATGCGAACAAGTTGGTCAAGTCTTGTCATTGACTTTCTACCAACTTCTTCGCCAAACATTTGCTTATACTTTTTAGTGTGCTTCGATTGAGGCATGTCTTTTTCTCTTGCCTCTTTATCGCCAGGTGCGTCTTGATATGCATCCGGATCGGAATCTGATCTTGGACCCATGCGCTTGAAGTGTGCGTCACGTTTCTCTTTGGTGTCTTTGTCTAGACCCTTATAATACTTTGATGGTTGTGTGCCTTCTTTACCACCAACGTCTTTATCTTGTGGCAGTTTAGATTCGATGAACAATGTGAATTGATCGTTCAAATCAAATTCTTCTTTTTGTGCTTGTTTTACCATCATACTCTGTCTACGCTCCAAGTCTGCTTTTCTGACTTGAGGCACAAGACGGACTGCAAATTTCTTAATAACGGGAACCATTTTCTGCAAGCGAGTATCAACCGCAATTTTTTGTCCAGTTCCTAAATCTGCGTAGTTTTGACCGCCAGCAAGGCGTCTACGGAAAAACTTATATGCAGCCTTAACTGCTCTACGCTTTAGTCTTTCTGGATCGGCTACACGTTTCATTTGACGCATTCTTGCTCTCTGAATACGTCTGCTTAATTTTTTGAAAATCATTGCACGTTTACGTCTTTGTGCAAAGTTTAATACTTCGTCTTGTTGTTCGTAATTTTCTTTCAAGTTCATCCCCTGTCTAACTGCTGCAAATAATGCCTTTGCATCTGCATCAGAAAATTTTGAAGGCACGCCTTTTTTAAAACTGTCAAAATCGTTTGATGTTGCGAAACCGCGCATCTTTGATGCGGACATACCAGTAACGCCTTCTGCGTCTGGATCACGTTCGCCTGCTGAAATAACTTCAATCGACTTAAATTCGTAGTCGCCCTTGCCGTTATACTTTTTAATGATTGTATCAAATTCTTGGACTCTATCGCTACCGACAACCATCACAATGTTGTCATACTTGCCGTTGAGTTCTTCAAGAACCTGAAAAATGATCTTTGCGTTTGAATCTTGCACCATAGGACCGAATGCCTTTTTGGCAAACTTGACCTTAGTCTTGTGATCAAGAGGGTCTTTTTTTGGATTTGTGCTATGGGAAAGGTAGAGTTTAGCATCAGCCTTGCGCTTTAATGCTTCCGACTTGATCTTGTCGGCTAATTTTTCATGCCCATTTGTCATGGGATTCATTCTACCAAATGAGAATACTACTGTTTTTTTCATGGAGTTTTCCTTAGACTGATCCAAAACCGCAGGTTTGTCTTAACCTAACTGCGTTACTGCTTTATTTATATTAAACACTTCCTTTAGTCTCAATTCTGAATGCAATTGACGAAATTCCACCTCTAGACTTCGCTCTGAGGTCCATTTTGATCTTCGGTTTGAGTTTTTGCACATATGCATCATTAATTTCATAGAATCCTGACGGAGAAATGATGGAATTTGCGACTGCGCCTTTGAATTGATTGAGTGTTTTCTGACCCGTCAACGCTTCGTAAATGATAGCGTCATAATAATCATCGTTTGCTTTGACAAATTTAAGCAAAGAACCAAGAAGATGCGGCTTGTTATTCTCTAACCAATATTCGTAACTTTTGTCCTGAATGATTTTACCTTTTTTGATAAACTCATTGATGATTTTTTCATTACCTTCTGAAATAATTCTGTCATAATTGCCCATTGAAAGCAAACGGGTTGGCATTGTCTTCAATTCTTTGACAATAGAAGATAAAACTTTCTTTTGTGTAGGATTTTTTAGTGCGTCTGCTGCGGATTCAAATAGTTCTGCTGTTGATGCGCCTTGACCAGATGCTAACTGAATGCCACCTTCCATTTTTACTGATACAAAATACTTCTTACTCTTGGTAAATATACAAATATCTGTCTTCGGTTCTGGCTTTGCGTAAATCGATCCTATGCCCGGAACATCTTCGTCTGAGTGGTAGATATCAAATGTCTTACCCACTTCTTTGAAAATGTGTGCGACACATTGTTCCGCTTGCTGCTTGATCTTAGAGGAATATGTTTTGGTTACTGCACGTTGTTTGTTTAATTTGATGCGCGAATATTCAACAATTGCCCATTCTAAATCTACGCCTTCTGATGCTGCCATCTGATTTCCTCTTTTCTAGAAATTCTTATTTTTATACATAAAGGTGTCCAGCCGGAAACCTCCTAGGTATGCTTTAGGCTCGTTCACCTGTACCGTTGTTCTTTATGAGAATAATATCAAAGGCAACAGTCATTCTAGCATTATTTGTTCTCATGGTTCCTCGAACATCAATATCAGTTTTTTCTGGTAAAGGCAAAGGAACACTAAATTCATATTCATATTCTCCACCAGTTCCAGACACTTCAAATGAATGTCCAACTCGAAATGGACCTGGTTCAGTATCGTATCTAACAAACATGTTTCCGGTCGCATCACCGCCGGCTTGAACCGAAGCAACACCTTTCATTAAATATCCTGTGTAGTCATTTGGCACAGTATAAATTGCCATAAGTGTCTGTGCATTTCCAATATTAATTCTTAAAACTTCAGTTCCACCTCTAGAAACTTTAAAAATAGTTGAATTCTGTCCGCTTGTATATGCACGATAAACTCTCTTGAAACTTAAAGTTCCTGTTCCAACTCCAGCAGCAATGGTAATTGTTTCCGACTGAACATTGAAATTTGCGTCTAGCCCAAATATAGTAATCGTTTTTCCATCATCTGCGGTACTTGGTGTGCCATTGGATGCAACAGTTTGAACAGTTAGTATGCCAGCAGTATCGAATGCACTCCAAGGATACAGAGTATCATTTACATCCCATATCGTTCCTGTAGTTCCAGTTGACATTGCTGGAACCGCACCAAACTTGTGAATGAATGTGGTGTCTCTAACAAGTCCTCTAGCAATTGCAAGTCTTTCTTCTTCTAAGAATCGTAAATACATTATCGTTGCCATCCTTTGATTACGTCAGGCGAAAAGTTCGCATAACTGAATTGCAGTCTGTCTACCAGTTTAACTGCGTTACCTTTTAATTTGTCGATAGCAACGTAGCCCTCGACACCCGTGACTTCATAGCCATTCTTTGTAAGCAAGAATGTGTGTAAATTTTTCACTTCGTCTAGTTTCTTAATCAGAATCAACTTTGCTTCAGCAAGCAAGTTCATCATGGTAAAGATGTTTTCAAGTGATGTTTTGTTTCTCGCAGAGAAAAATCTCAAAATGCGATTGCGTTTAAGGGTGACGGACAATTTACCCTTTTCGCTCTTCTTACTTTCTTCTTCTTTTGTATATACTTCTTGTATGTAATCGATTAACTCTTGAACATGCTTTCTTACGTCTGTAATTTGTAGTCTTGCTCTTATCTTAGTATTGTTAAATGTCTTAATACGCATCAAGAGTTCTTCATCGTCTTTAATTGCATTTAATATTGTAGCATCTAATTTCTGAAATATTCTACCTGCTTCGGATAGAATTGCCGTCACTTTTTCAGTCTCTTCTTTTGTCATTGTTGCTTTGCCAGACACATCCTTATAGTCTACGTCTGTCATCCACACATTTCGGTCTTTCTTAAGTGTGGATAAAATGTCTTTACCAAATACTGCTGACATTGTTTCGAACGAATCACCTTCGTAAAACGTATGCCATACAATGCCAATTTTAGCAGATTTGATACTTCTAGCAAGTTCACTTTTTGAGGGAACTGCATATACGATTGTGTTTGGATGAAATGTTATATACTCTTCACCATCGATTGATGCTGTCTTTAAGTCGGATTGGGTAAATAGTAAGTCGCCTTGAATGACGCCTTTAATTCCAATCTTTGGCAGCCACATCAAACACGCTTTGAGTTTATCTGCTAAGTCGCCTGAAGTGTCATCATCAATTTCTGCGAACGTTTTGTATACTTTTGGATTCTTATTGAACACACCCTTTTTAGCAACGAAAAACTTTCCGTCACCAGGGTCCTGTCCTGCGAAAATTGCTGGCGCGCCGTCCCATTTAACTGTTACGTCAACCTTCTTTTCCGAGTGACCAGCAAGCATATCACGCACCGCTCTGAGTGCGTTAATACTGTTGCGAGTTCCTTCTACGCCATGATTGAGAACATCGTCCTCAGCATGTTCCATGTGCGTATTTTTCTGCTCTAAAAGATATTCTTTAAATTTCATTGTTTTCCAAACAAAAAAGCCTGTATTTGATTACAGGCTTATTTATAATAATTTGTTACCACTTATCTTCGCATCTTTGCTTGATCTTCGGCTTCTTCTTTGCTAAAGATTGGTACTAGATTTGACTTATGCAACATACCAATGCCGATGAGTCGAGTTCCGGTGTAGACTTTGGGCTCTTGTTTTGGAGTCTGGCTTTGTCCACGAATGCTTTGTAGTTTAGATACTGCATCCTTTTCCGAAAGGCTTGGTATGTGTTTTGTCTCTCTGTAATTCGGCTTTGCTGGTTCCGGTACATAAGGTATAAACTCTCGCTTCACTTTTTTCTGATTTGGATTTACGCCGACAGACCGCAGCCATGCATCATATTCGGCTTGTGCTTTTTGCCATCCTGGCTTTTTCTTTTGCTTGGGTTTTTTAAAATGTGTATGAATGATCATCATAATGAAATAAATGATATAATCGCAACAATCACAAAGGCAATTGCAATCCACATAGGATTTACATCATACGCCTTTCTATTAGGGCAGTCACGCCCTTGTCTACAATCAAAGTTGCAGCACCGTTTCATTTAAAAACTAGTAGCGCAAGAACCACACTTTGCAGGAAGAAACCAACACCATTACTTACCATATACAATCGATCTTTTTGAATTGCAGATCGAATGAAAAACAGTAATAGTCCTGACCAAATCAACAAAACCATACTAATAGGAGGCAGTAATACTGCTTGTCCTGCTAGTGCAGAAAGTGTGACTGGTACAGTTGATCCGTGAATCAACACCAGACCTATCCAGCCGCAGACTTCACCGAAACTTTTTACGGTAACAGATTGTATCTGTTCAACCTTTGTTTCGATTTTCTGCCAGAAGGAGTCGGTAGGTTGGTTTGAATTTTTGCCAGAGTCCAGGTTCTCGTCCATATGCTTCAATCTCCCAAGGAGATTCCCAATATTCATCATCCGTGTATTGTTGTTTCTGAAAAGTAACTACGTTTCCTCTTTCATGAAATTTCAATTCACCCTTTGCATACTGCTTAACGTGAACCATTTCATGCCCAAGCGAAATAAGAAGTCTTTTGAACCTCTTTGGTAAATCTAGATTGATTTCAAATTCCTTTGGTCGGGAAGTTACATCATCGTCCGTAGGAACTACGTCACCTAGATATCCGGTTTTAGTATGGTAATCTTTGTGAACGTTTATCACAAGCCCCAAAGAGTTTACCATTCTAGGAGTCATCAATTTATTGGCGTAAAACATAGCAGCCAACTTTACCAACTTTCGTTCAAAGGTGGTAAGAACAGCACCGTTTTTAGTCCTTAAAGTGATCTTCATATAAACCTCTATTTCAAGCAATATGATACATCATTTATAAGGGTTTGTCAATACTGTATACCCATACAGTAGTTTTTTACCCAACACTCTCGGTATTTAGTTTTTAATGGGTCCTAGCGTTATGGTATCTGAACCTACCGACCCTAAGGTGATATCACCCATATTTTCATAATGTGAAAACGTATAATCACCGGTATTCATGTTATCAAAAGTAAACTTGATAGTGTCATCGGAAACCTGTGTATACGGATCAGTTTTCTTTGCAGGAAGACCAGTGTGTGATTCCAGTTCTGCGATTAGTTGCTTCATTTCTTCTACAATTTCAGGAATAGTTCTCATACTTTAAACCCCTCAAAGTTACGTTGTTTATCTCTACGTCCAAAATCTGTTTTGTCAAATGCTGGACCGTCATCTTGACCGCTATCAATGATATCAGTCTGTGCGGATTGTTCTACATCATAAAGTCTCATCTTCGCACGATCAACACCAATTACAAAACGCTTGTTTGTTGTTGGATCGTTATAACGATTCTTCAACTGCTTAACCATAATCTGATTCAAGTCTTCAAGTTCTTCGGTACTAATCAAAGCAAACATCAAGTCTGCTGTCGCCGGCAGACCAAATGATTCTGAAGTGTCTGTAAGTTCCACATCGGTGTTTTGATATCCACCGCGAGTTGTCTGTGTTGCAGATACGATTGGTAGATTGTATTCTACAGCAAGACCACGGAGTTCTTCTGCAATCGCTTTGATATAAGTGTAGGAGTTTACTGAAGCACCCATCTTCATTCGTGCGCTGGCGCAGATATTCAAATAGTCGATATAGATGATATCAGGAACGAATTGACGCTTGAGTTTGAGTTCATTCAACAAATGCTTAAAGTGTGAAACGTTAGCACTTGCAGTTGGATATTCTTTGATAATCAACTTACCAGCAGTCTTTTCACGAATACGATCAACCTTAGTCATGAAAGATTCTTTTGGTAGTGCAATAAGTTTATCAACTTCAACGTTCATTAAGTTTGCATCAATACGTTCTGCGATTCTCTCTTCAGCCATTTCAAGTGTAATATACAACACATTTTTACCAATGTTAAGATTTGCTGCTGCACAATGACACATGAACAAAGACTTACCAACACCAGTGCCTGCAAGCACGATGTTCAAAGATTTAGGGGGCAACCCATTCTTCGTTATACGATTAAGGTAGTCGAGGTCGAACGGAATTCGCTTTTCGACTCGGTGATAAAAATCGAAACGATTTTCAGCGTCATCGATAAAGTCATGACCAACATGATGATCAAAAGAAACCGAGAGAGCGTCCGCAAGGATCGCCGGGATCGCACCCTTGTCCAACGTCTGTTTACCATCTTTATTATCCAAAATTTGAATCGACTGCATGATGCCATTGTAGATTGCTTTCTCTTGACAAAAGCCCTCTGTAGCATCAATAAGCCAATTGCTGTCTGTAACGTCACTTACTTGAGTAACTTCCTGAAGAAGTTCAATCGTCTTCTTATGTTGTTCGTCTGTGAGATTGATCTTTTTATCAACTTCAATAACCAACGCTTCTTTCGTTGGCATTGAATTGTATTTCATCACATATGCAGAGACTTGTTCGAATAGAAGTTTTTCTGACGAATTAGAAAAGTATTCCGTCTTGATGAACGGCAATACTTTTCGAGTATATTCATCATCCAATATCAGATGTTTGAGTATTTTCTTTTCTAGATTCATTCTTATACCTTTTCTCCGCTTCTTCTAAAGAATGAAGGAGAATGTTGTTTAAAATTTCACCAAGGGCATTCTCAAAGGTTTCGTTTTCTTTGAGGTGCTTGTGATCACTAATTATATCATAGTCGAATGATAAAGTAAAGGTGCCATCTGAATTTTCTTCTTCTGGTATATTAATTGAACCGAAATGAAATTCAACATCTTTGAATTCTCCGGCAATAATCTTTACTGTTGCAACAACGTCTAGATTTCTATAACGAACATCGGTGTCGGTAATAATAAAATCGTGATTAATCTTCATTTTCAGTCACCAACTCATCTTCATCTTCAACTGAGGCAACACCGTCTTGACCATACAGGAATTCTTTCCTACATGCCGCGTCAATCTGGTCTAGAATTTCTTTAGTGAAATACTTCTCAGGTTCTTCATTGATGTTCTTACCAAAGATTTTAGTGCCATCAGGAAGTTCATAGCGAGTAGAAACTTTCTTGATGATGCCATACTTCTCTGCAATGTCGAGTATACCATAGTAGCGGTCGAGACCTTTGCTGTATGTAATCTTTACTTCAACTGTAGAATTTTCTTTTGTCAAACGTGATTTGACAAGTTTTGCTTTGACAATGTTACCAACAACTTCAGTACCATCTTTGTCTTTCTTCTTCGACAAGAATACAATTGTCGATGCAGTATACTTAAGACCAGAACCACCAGACATTTCTTTTGTCGGAATGTATGCACCAACAACGTCATAAACGTGATTCGTTACAAGCAAAGGAACACCAATCTTTGCAAGTTTCAAATTGAGAACACGGAAAGTTGCTTTAAGAATAGCAGCCTTCGTCATGTCTTTTGTTTCTTTGCCTTCAGCGGTATCTTCCATTTCTTTTGTAGAAGACAATTGACCAAGCGAATCAAGCACCATCATCATAGGCTTACGCTTCGCTTCAGGCTGTGCAGCATACTTTTCCGCAATCTGTAGTGCGGTATGACGAAACTTCTGAATTGTGTCTGGTTCAGAGATAACAACACGCTTCGTGTCAACACCGCGAGTTTCCATCATAGACTTTGTAACTGCCGCTTCAGTATCAAAGTAAATGACACCACCTTCTGGATTTGCATCCAAAAATTGTTTGATGACACCAAGCATAAAGAAAGTCTTGCCTGTTGCAGATTCACCTGCAAATGCGGTTACTTTATTATTAGGTACACCACCATAGATGCTACCACTAAGCAAAGCATTAAGAGCATACGAACCAGTATCGATGCAGCCGCTAAACTCAGCGGATGCTCCGCCCTCTGCAAGAATCTTAGTATCTTCATCTTTCAATTGCTCCACTAAATCACTAAAGAAATTACTCATAATTACCTCTCACTATATTTTTTTAACAAACCAGGAGAATACTGTTCAATGTCTTGTTCAATACTCTTTTCGAATCGCTTTTGGTGTTCTAATTCATAAACACGGTTTCTAATCTCCGATGAACTAAACTTGTGCTGTCTCTTATGATAATATATTTCGATCCCATTGTCAAGACAATATGCCTTTCCTGTGAAATCTCTACCAAGGTATTCTTCGCTTAGAAAACGAATATGCATTGTTTGTGTCATAATTAACTGAAGCAAATCATCTTCCGTTTCGTAGATAAGAATTTCATCCACATAACGGCAAGCCTGTAACTGTGCATATCTTTCATATACCGATTGAACTGGCTTATTTTTAATACCAGGTCGATCAATGGTAGGATCAACTTGAAGTGCTACCTTTAAATAGTCGCACAATTCTTTTTCTTGCTTTAACATCGTAACATGTCCAGCATGAAACATGTCAAATGACGAACATTGGAAACCTATTTTCATCGCGTTTTCATCCATTCTATTGTTGCATCTAGCCCATCACTCAAAGTCCACCTTGGTGTCCAACCAAGTGATTTAAGTTTTGAAGTGTCCGTATAGTATCTAGTATCATGTCCAGGTCGATCTTGAACATACTGAATCCTATCTTCTACACCCATCTTCTGCATAATCATGTTGACTAGATCAATGTTTTGAATTTCATTGTCACCACCAATACAATATCGCTCACCAATCTTACCGTCAACGAATACTTTGTAGATTGCTCTACATGCGTCTTCTACATAAATCCAATCGCGAACTTGTTTTCCGTTGCCGTATACAGGAACGAATTCATTGTTCATGAGTTTCTTGATAGTGAGTGGGATTAGTTTTTCTTCATTCTGAAATGGTCCGTAGTTATTGGACATATTCACGATGACTGCTCTAAGTTTGTTTGTATTGATGAATGCATTGATAAAGCATTCTGCACTTGCCTTAGATGCGGAATATGGATTGCGAGGATTCAGATTGGAGTATTCGTTAAACTTGCCTGGATAAGGAACTTCACCAAATACTTCATCAGTAGAAATGTGTAGAAGTTTGATGACTTCATACTTTACGCACAATTGAGCCACGTTGATTGTTCCTATAATGTTACTTGTAACAAAAGGCATACAATCTGAAATAGAACGATCAACGTGACTTTCTGCCGCAAAGTTTACAACACCTTCAATATCGTATTGTATAAACAAAGATTCCAATTCTTCTTTGTTTGCAATATCAATTACCGCAAGTCTAGCGTAGTTTAAAATTTCTTCTGCGTGTGATGCATACCCAATCTTATCAACTACTAAAATTTCCTCAGGGGTTGCATACTTATTTTCAACTAAAAATTTTGCAAAGTTTAAACCAATAAACCCTGCACCACCAGTAATCATAATCATACTTCACTCCTTACATTGAATCATGATCTCTTCTATACAACTCTGTTGCGTTTACAATCTCATCTTTATTCATGGGAATTGGATCAACAGAGGTTAAATCTACCTTTGTCTTCTTAACTTGCCTAGGTTTCTTAGGCTTAAATATTCCTCTTAAATCGTCTCCCACCTTTTTCTTCTTGATAACAGGCGGAGGCTTTTTATATTGAGCCAAAGAATAGTTCGCTGCGATAACTAAAAGAACCGCAAGTGGATCAAATACAAAAATGAGTAGAATAATTACCCATCTAACCGCTGCGTCAAAATGATTTGCTGCATCTTCTTTTCCGTAAATCATCTCAGCAAGATATTTAAGCGGACCAATTTCAGCAAACAATTTATTGTTCTCTTGCAGTAGAGGAAGTTTCTCTTGAGAGATTTGAATCAATTCTTGCTGAGTCGCTTGAATCTGTTCATTTGTCGCTTTAGCAATTTTAGTAGGATCGGTACCTGCTTTCATTAGCAGATAATCAAGTCTTTCTTTTGTAAGTTTTTCTCTCTGTTCTAAGACTTGAATTTTAATTGTGTTATCGCCAACATCTAAGTTTGATTCGATATGTGCCTTTGACAAAAACCCGAAAATTCCTAATGATGTAATTATCATCAGGACAGCAACGGCACTCACAAAATAGTATCTTAGAAGTCTAGGTGCATCTTTCCAATTTCTGTATAACCATGATGCAGTAACAAGTTTCGCAACTTCAAGCGAACCTCCCATTAAAGCAATAGGTAAAGGACTTGCAGCAAAGATTGCTATAAGTCCTATAACAGAATAGTAAGCGGCTATCGCCGACACCGCTAATGCACAAGCGAGTGTCAGTAGTGCAAATAACATTTTACCCCCTTGTCAGAGACAATACCTTGTCGATATGTTCCTGTAATTTTTCTTTACGATTAGGCCAGTAAATATATTCTTTATCTGGATTCTTCATAAGATTAACTAGAAGAGGCATGATCAACTGTTCCAATTGAGACAGTTTAGATTTTACCTCTTCCTGCATTTTATCTCTTTCCGCATCAAGTCCTAACTTGCCTTGATTATACAATCCAAGAATTGTATCAAGTTTTTCTTCAAGTCTTGCGACACCTTCTACGGATTGAGTTACAGTTTCACGAATAACTGTAGTCTCTAGTGTATCAGGATTTACTGTAGGTGTCAATGCAGTTTCATCAACAGCACTAAAACCAAAATCGTCTTCCTGTCTAAACGTCAAATACTCTGGTGGAATATTTCTGATTGTCATACGAAAAAACTCTCCAATGTTGATTTCTTTTCGGTACTCCAATTCATGGTGTTGACAATGATTCGCAAAGGCTCAATGTATGCCTTTTCGAATTGAGTGTCATAATCGATATACTTTTCAAGTTTAAGTTCTTTCGGTAGAACACTCAAAATAGACAACACGTTTTCCTGAATTGGATTCGGGACCTTCATGTAGCAGAATTTAATCTTATCACCATCTTTAATCTCTTGGTACTTCTTATTGAGTTTGTTCTTTTCCAAGAGAGAATTAAATACAATCGCACCACGCACATGAATAGGTGTTCCCTTGCTGTATAATTCAAGAGAATTCTTGTATTTAGTCATGTCGGAAATGCCTCGCGGAAAGGCAATTTCTTCGAAAGGTAGAGTTTTAAATTCGTTACGAAAATCATCAACAAATTGATGAAACTTAGACTCATCACCTTCCATCACAACCTTGAGTGCGTCTTTAATTTTATCACGACATGCTCTCGGTGTGGAAGACTTAACCGCTTCAATGCCAGACATTTTAAGTTTCGCTTTTTCATAGCGAACACCTTCAGAGTCCCACACGTTTAGAATGTATCGCTTCTTTGCAGTCCAGATGCCTTTATCCGCGATAACTTCTCGCTTCATAAACATCTTTTGTGCATACGCATTCATTCGATCCGCGAGTTCTTGAAAAGCCTTATCAATGAACGGTTCGATTTTTTCTGAACACGCTTTGTCGATAAAGTCAACAATTTTCTCTTTCGGCGTATCCTTCGATCCGTAGACCATAGTAACCAACGGACCCAAATTGAGATATACAGAGTCCGTATCTGACGCGATAACATAATCCA